TAAAACATGCCATTAGCTACAATTAATTGATAAGTTTATACCCACATTTAAGTAGATGGTTTTGTTAGTGAAATTAGCCATACATCCTATATTTGTAAACGATATAGTATTACCATTAATAGTGTAAGCCAAACCGTTTTGATATAAATACTGGAAATGGTTATTTACTGCGTTCACCCATTGAGCGTTTGTCGGAGCATCGCCCGAACCATATCCCGTATAAAATAACTCTTGAACTATAATATCTGAATCTAGTCTCAAATCTATATACCATGAAGAAACTATAGAGTTTAAATTACAATCCGCGGTAGTATATCCACTACTTGTAATCATATTAGTTATCTGAGAATTCAAAATTATTTCCCAATCAATAGACGGATATAAGTTACAATCTACTGTTTGGTCCACACAATCGTATTTGAATAATGGTCCTGTAATTGAACACGGCGTACAAGGGACAGGAAGAATTTCACATCCCCTTTGAACTCGATAAACAAATTTTTGTCTGTCAAATTCTGAGTTTGACATCTTCTGTCCACCTGACCATAATGTGGACGCCGGAACTACTTGTTCTACCAATCTCATCCAATAATCACCAATACCATTAGTAAAATCAATCATCTTTTGATATGTGTATTTATTGGAAGGGATATTTACAGCCTGTTCCGATGTCAAATATTTCCAATAGATAGATTGTAATGTTGGATACCCACCCGTCTTTGATGATTGTGTTTGTCTATTACGAACATTAATCATATTTTTATAGAACGTCTGAGCAAATTCAAAGAATGTTTTCTGTTTTGGTCTAGGATTAACCACAGTCCAATCAATTCCACCCGGTGTTGGATATGGTGATGTTAATCCTGAAGATGGTATAGGGTAATCATATTTCCTACTCATGTCCCATACATCATATACAAGACCTTGCCCCATATTTAGATATAATTCAATATTTTTTCTATTTAGAACTAATCTATCATCCGTAACCCTATAGTAGGCATTAAAAGCCCCTGAACTTTTTCTCAATCCTGTCGTGTCTTGAGCCCAAGATTTAAGATTATCCTTAATCGATACTAATTGATACCCTTTATCCATATATGGGAACTCACGGTATCTATCAAAGTATTTTTCACCATAGGTATACGGTTCAAGTTCTGTTTGAATATTTGGATTTTGACCTGTAAAAACAGAATTTACCAAGTCTAATTTTTGAGGTGACCTATGTTTTGGTGTTTGTTCATACCAACCTGAACCCATTTCAAAGAAATAGTTATTTGTGAAAGTGGGATTCGTTGGGTAACCCTCAGAATCGATAGGGTAATCATTTCTATTGGTGTCAACAAATGATGTTTGTGATGTTGGTGTGAACGCAGTGAAAGTAACTCCTTTGATTTTATAAGTCGTAGACGGGTCCAAGACTGGCAATATCTCTAATTTTGTACCACCAGACAAAGAGTTATATTCTTCATTAAATTCTTGAATGTTGATAGGACCATCCGCCATGTAAATAGTTTCATTGAACTCTATCAAGGCTTTAGGTGCTCCCACCATTCTCATCAAAAATTCAATCGATTGACGGGTACCCTTCGTCTTATATAGATAACCCGAATTGATAATAATTTTTCTGTAGTATTCGTAATTTAATTCACGAGGTGTTTTGTCCCTTGTTTGTCCAGGATATATGGATTGATTTTTAGTTCCAAATATTGAGGTCAAAAAGTCTTCATTTGTAATCGGCGAGTTATTAGCGTCAAAGCCAAGTGTTTGTGCTAAATTTTTTAGTAACTCCGAAGGAATATCATTTTTTGGTAAGTAATTGACAGAATTTATATACGCTAAACCATCTATGAATTTCTTTGTTTCATCAAAACTTCTACCATAAATTTGTAAAACCTTCTCTAATTTTTGGTCACCAGTATCAAATTCCTTTAAGGTGCCTGATATTAAGAACCTACTTATAAGATTGGTTCTAAAACTATCCATTGCAATTGCAATGTCATTTAATTTTTCAAGGTATACCGTGAATTTTTCAGTAACAATATCAATATTCCACAAACCATATATCGGCCATGTGGCCTTTTCAGCGGAATTATAAAATTTACCCGAATTGTCTTCTCTTGGAACACTGAATGTCGCAGTATATTTAGGACTTACTAGTCTATTCAATAGAAATTGTTCAACCTCATCAAAATCTTGACTAAAAATAACTTCAGTTTCATATTTGTTAGGTCTTAAGAGTAAAGATTCCGTCGTTGTAGTTCCTGTTAATGGATTACCTTGAACGGTAACGGTAATTGTTCCGGCAGATAGGGACTGTGAAGCAACAAAGTCACTTAATTTGTATTCCGTTTCACCAGTACCAATAAAAAGAGAATATTTCAAGTAATTTCTTGACATATTCCTTATTGGATGGACCGCCATCGGTCGTAATTGGATATTTCTATCTGAATTTACACTATAATCAATATCCAACGGGTTTTTAATTCGTGTTACATCAATTTCAAAAGTGGTTTCATCGTCAATAGCATCATATGAAATGTTAGTTGCAGTATTAGCCGTTGTATAGTCAGTATAAAGACGGTCAACTTGAATCGCAGCAGGAAAAAAATTGATTATTTTATTGACAGACGCTGAAAATCTCTTTTGTAGTGAACCATACAAAGAGAAGTTAGTAACATTAGAAATATCGTAATTTGGATATACACCATATTCTTTAGCTTGTAACTTTTTGGACTCCTCAATAGACTCGATTTGAAGATTCTCCAAAGTATATGGTGTCGAAAACACTCCATTGTCAAAGGTTCTATTAACCTTTTCAACAACAGAGGTAGTAAACTCAAAATTACCTTGCGTCAATCCACCACCCTCAACTACTTGAAAACCTACTAAGTCAGGTGAGAAGGAATCACTACCAGCAGGAGGTGCTGGAGGGTAACGATATTTCTTATTCGACGCCATTAATTAATTACACTATTGAAATTTTTACTGAAATCGATATTATCACCCCTATCTTGACGAACTTCAAACAATAAGTTGTTAAACTCATCTCTAATTTCAAACAAGTTATATTGTTTGTAGATATTGTTAGATGGGTCATATAATGTGTAAATACCATCTTCCATACTCTTAGTTTGATTGCCGTAAAGTGCGATAGCGAGAGTGTCAATATCGTGTTCAGCCATTTCAATATCTAATGTAATTGGATTGAAGAACGTATTTGTGATAATAATATCTTGGTCAGGCTGCCCAATATATGGTGTTGCATTTGGTTTATTAGAAGGTGCACTTGATGGTGATAGTGTGCAGAACATCAAGTCACTACCATTCTCAACATAACGGTATCTGATAGATTTTTGTGAACTGTTAGTTAAGTTTGTGGTAACAGGTTCACAATAGAATGATGATGTGACAATTCTATAGAAATTAGGTATTTTAGTACCATCATCATTCAAATATTCTACCCTGAATCCCACCAATCCTTGAGCAACAAATTTATTTCTGAACTTAGGGTCAACATTATTTAAATCAACGATAATCCCTTTGACATTCGGTAATGCAGATAAAACACCACAATCAGTAATTGTAGTTCTTATCTCGGCAGGACGAATATACAGTGTGTAAATACCCTTTTCATTGAACTCTGTTGATGGTAGAGTCAGATTATACATACCACCCAAAATTTCATTTGTATTTCCACCAGTATTATTGTTGTGGAAATAAGGGGTTAAAATAGTAGCAGCATCTAAAGTTTTTAAGACAAAGTCTTCGGTTACGTCTCTACTTGGAGTGTAATGCATGATGATTTCCACATCTTCAGGAGACATATCTGCTGGTCTTGTAATACCGTAACTTCCTAAAGCCATTCTTTATACTTTATTAATTTTGTAGAAACCATAACCATAACGTGTTAAGTCTCCGATGTTATCGACTTCACCCAACCTCTCAATTCCTTCAAACGCTGAGTTTTTGCCTCTTTCAATAAATACCTCACTCTGAATTTCTGGTGAGGAAACCATATCTAATAATACTTCTTGTTTTGTAATAGCACTAACACTTAAGTCATTTGCCGTTAATCCCGATGAATTTTCCATATATAAAGTTGTTCCATCAGGATAATCATAATAGGTCACATCATTAATTGTGTATGCAGTATAATCATTGTTGATTTCATCAATCACACCATATATTTGTCCATTTTTGATGATTGGGACATTTGTAGCATACTTCACAGTACCATAATTACCTAAACTAGTTAATCTACTTTTAGTGTAACCAGTCACCATAAACGGAACTGAAACATAATTAGAAGAAACCTGCGAACTTATATTATTTTCGGCGTCTCCACTGAATATAAAGTCATATGATAAAGGTGTACCTGACCAATTACCTCCTTGAGGAGTAAATGTAATGTTACCTTCAGGATTTGTTATTGTAATATTACTAAATGGTACTGTAATTGTTTTTTTTACTGTTGTAACCCCCCATGGATTTGTTTGTGTTATAGTTACAGTAAACGCACTACTATATGAATATGTATGACTTAAATAAGACGGTGATGTTGAATTAATAGATTGAGTTCCACTTCCATCTCCCCAATCAATAACATAATCGGCAAGTTGTAAAAATTTTTTGAATTCTTTATCTGAAGTATTGTATACAAATAATTCAAAAGGACTTGTTGTATTTGCAGAGTATACGAAATTATTGACCACGTCTTTTTGTAAAATATATCCATCGAATGGTGTGTAATACCCTAAATCATTGTATGTTTGTGTAAAAACAATAGGTAGTGTCAACCCTGTTAAAAGTGACGAGCCATTAGTACCACCACTTAAAATTTCTGTCATAGCAGAATACACACCAAAGGTATTACCACTATAAGTTTCTTTGATGATGTCATCGCTCAATACCCCAGGAGATATCAAATAGTATGTTCTGTCTGACTTCATTATGGATTGATATATTCATAAAAATTTATGGGTGTTTGAATTCCTACTCTCGTACCACCAACGGTTTCAACTCTATAATCATAATTATCATAGTCCAATATTAATTTATAATAGAACTTTTGAGATTTTTGGAAGTTATATTTGTCACCAAAGTTTGATTGTGGTTCATTTGTCATTCTAATAAACTGACCACTCTTGGCATTAAAGAACTTACACGACATATAAAATTCATCTAAGTTTATATAATCTCTACTCTTTAACCAATACACAAAAAACCCTTCTTTATCTCCCACATAATCTAAGTTATACTTTGGTTTCCTAACCTCTACATTTTTTGAGTTCAATGATTTGGTCATCATTTCACCTTGTTGTGTTGGTAAAATAATTGTGAAATAATTTTTTTGAGTTTCAGCATTTGTAGTATCGTAAAAATCTATCTTGAAGAAACTATTTTTAAAAGCATTAGAATAGTAATACATTTCTAATACTGAGAAACCTTCGTCTTCATAGTCAATAACCCAATCATTGGAAGTTGCCGCACTAATATCCACATTTGACGATAAGAAATAAAAATCATAGTTGATGTCATATCTTTGTGTCGTTCCACTTGTCCATAGTTGATGTTCAAACCGAGTTACTTCGAAATCTTCAGGTGGATTCACTATTTGTTCCACTACCTCTTGTTCATAAACATCTATAGAGTCGGTTCTACCCTCCATATCCCAAGTTATCTCAATTGGTATTTGAAGTTTTCTCTCTATTCCGTTATTTGAAAATCTATACTTATTCACAGTCATCAAAAATTGGTTGGATTATACCTAAAACCTTTTGGTTAAGGTTTCTTTGTGGTGGACTTTGTAGAAATATTATTTCCTTAAATGGGTAATGTGCGTTATTTAAAAATGGATGGTCTACACCCACATTTGCCGAATCAACATATCCGTAGGGATATAAATCTCTCCATCTCCATTTTTTTTCAAAATTGGAGAAAAATGAATAATCAGGTATATTATCCACTTCACCTTCAAGTGAGGTTTCTATGTAATCCGAGAATTCCCTAACCTGAATACTATAGTGAGGATAATATGTGTATCCAACAGGTAAGTCTATTGCGTAACCCGTTTGGAAATGAACAGAATTATAATTAAATTTATGAACCATAGGTGATAATACAGTTTCTTTCATTTCGAAATCATTCCACTCACAAAAATCACCCATTAATGTATCACCAACACTTAAGTCCTCGTTATAATAAAATGTTTTATTATTAACCTGATATGATGATACCGGAATATTATCTTTATTTCCCGAATTTGATTGAGACCACCAAGTATCGATTGAAGACTGTAAGAAGTTAAAATCCCACCCGATGTTTAGTGCAGATGTGTTATTACCATACGGTTTATTGAACCATCCCATGTAACCTTTATTTATTATTGTTACAAATAACTCAGTAAGTGGTCTATTTTGATTATCTTTATAATCATCTATATTAATATCTTTTTCGAAAGTAAAACCGTAACTTTGACTATCATTTTTTACCGATATTCTTTCTGTATTGTTTGGGGTTAGTGCCTTGTATTCTAATTTTTTATCTGATTGAAATATGTTATTTTCAAATCCCATTTTTGTCAGATTATAATCTTTCACATCGGTCAAAATCTTATGTCTTCTTACATAATATTCTGACGTGGTCTCACCAGTATTTGACCTGTTTAGAACTCTTTTAAATGTTCCTGTAACATTATTTTCAAAAGTATTACCCGTATATCCTAAATCAAATATTGAAAATATTTTATCTTCAGACCCATAATTTTCATCACCAAGTTGATATACTTGGAAATACCTTTCACCATTATAGTCAAAAGAAAGTTTTACCATTTCACCACCCGATAAATTATGTTTAGTACCACAATAAAAAGTTATGAGTGGTTTACCATTATATTTTGTTCTTTTGATAACAAAAGGAACCCCGTCAGCAGCAGTAAACAATGTTGTCGTATTGAATTCTTCATTATGATAAGACATTGATTGTCCTGTCACATTTTCATAAGCATAACTTAAATACATCGTCCAATTATATGTTGATGCACTTTTACTAACAAAAGGAATATGCCCGTTAACAGATGTCCCTCTAAAGAAATTGAATTCATTAGCTTGTGGGTATCCTTTCCATACATTATTTTGAACTGATGAAATAGGGTCTAAATAATACAATGAGTTTACATATGGTGTATAATTTGTTATACCCGAAACTATGTTGTTAAAAATATTAGTTAATTTTCCCGTAACTCTAAATGTGGAGCTTTTTTGTCTTTCCTCATCAAATCTCTCAGCCAAATTTAAAATAACAGTTCTATCTCCGTCAACAATAGTTCTTCTATCACCATTTAAACTGACCTGTAAACCAATGTCCTCTGTAGGCGCACCTTTGTATCTTTCTTCACTAGGTACAATTCTTATATTGTTTGGTTCTTTACTCATAATATATCAGAATTGAATACAAATTTATCAATGAACCTATTCATTGAACTTCCACCTTTTCTTAAACCAAAATAGAAGAAATATGGTGAGCCCATCATAAAGGCATCAGGTCTATTATTCATAGTAGATTTTGGTTCTATCTGTGTTCCATTAATTTTAGAATTATATATGTAACCAGGTCTTCTAATAGACGGACTAACACCTTCTGAGTCAAACTCAGGACCCGATAACATTCTATCAATAGACTGATACTTAATAGAATCTATACCACCAGATTGTTTTTTAGTATACCAATCATTATCTTCTGTTCCAAAAATTGTAGAACCATTTGTCAATTCCCATTTGTAGAAAGGAATTTCTTGGTCATTAAAACCATAGTAATCATATAAGAAACTACCTTGAACATCTTGGAACGTAAATCTACCAGGTGTTATCATATCTCTATTTACTGTGTTAGATTGGAAGAACACACCTAAAGTTGGATGATTATTATCTTCTAAATAAATCACGTCATCATCTGAATAATTAGTACCCAAATAAGGGATAACACCATATTCAGAATTTATACTCAATAATTGGCTCATATCCCCATCCAATCTACTATTAGGTCTAGAGAATAGTCCTTGGACTGACGCGTCCCCTAAACCAATTATTTGACCCCAAAAACCTGAACTTGTAAGTCTTGATATTGCAAATAATTGTAATAAATCAGAGGTATCGTTATATGAAGAAGTTCTGATTGTATCAACAATATAACCTTGGAATTCAGGATTATAACATATTTCTTTTATAAATCTATCTCTTGGACCTAAATCCATAATAGTTGTAGGATTACCTAAGAACTTAGTATTAGCCGCGTTGGTTTGCCCTAATATGTTTTGTTGTGGAGTATTGTCCCTTCCAATAAACCCATTATTATATGGAGATACTCTATAGAAGAATGAATTGTTTTGTTCCTGATATATGATAGTATCTTTACAATATTGATACTCAGGATTTGTCAAGAATTTACTACTATTAATATCATTAGAATATATATCATCTTTTTGGAACGCAAACATATAAAGAGAACCATTAATCCAATTGTTTACAAAGGTCAATGAAACAACATTATTACAAAGTGCAAACATCATCCTAAACCTTGCTTTCCATTCAGCAATTGATTGGATATCTTCTAAAATCGCAAAGTTTTTAGTAATCAAATAATAACAACCTTTATACATTTTTTTGACCTCTTTAGCCTTGTCAACATAATAACACTTATCATCCTCAGGTAGAACACCAATATTTTGTCCATCACCTGAATAACATTCTAAAGGCACCATACCATCACAAGAGAAAGTTGCGGTAATCGCAGAAGAAATTGAACCAGCATCCTCGTTGAAATCATCTGAACCATCTCCGAAACCATCATTACTTCCAGTTGAAATCTTTACCGTTGAACCATCTTCATTGACCTTATAGACAGCAAACTTAGAGTTTTGGTGTAAAACAAATCTCTTATCATGAGTATCCGATGTTGGGAGTCTATCTGTCCTCATCAAAGTATATTCATTGTCTGACATAGTAATAATATCATTAGGATATAGTCTATAATATGTTGGTGACATAAAGACATAATCAGTCTCATTATTATTAGGCTTGTCTTTACAGAACAACGCACCTACACCTTCAACAATTTCATCATCATAATAACCCCATCTATAGTCATTATTACCTGTACTAGTAACACTTATCATCTTATCCCAACTACCACTATTTTTAACACTTACAGTATTATTAGTAGTAGAAACAGAATTACCTAAACTTTTGGTTGCAGTAACAGACATACCAATTTTTTCTTTGTCTTTAGATGAATAAGCACTGTAATTTCTGTGAGATGTAGTAGAATAAGTTTGGTAATCCGTTTGTGATGGTGTAAATGTAAATGACTTGAAAAATAGTCTTCTTGATGCACTATCAGTACCTGCATTTGTTGAAACTTCGTCGTGTCTTACTATACCCTTATTACCTGAAGAGGAATATGGTTGAATAGGTAGGTTAAGATAATAATCACCACTAACCTTAACTGGTCCACTTAATGATGTATAACCGTATAATTTACTTAAGTTATATTCGACATTCTGTCTCGGTGTATTTGGGTCAACTCCCCTAACCAAAAAGACAACAACCATGTTCTGCCACTCTGAATTTAATTGAACCGCAGGAACATTAAACTCAAACTCTTTATTTGCATTATCTGTTGGATAATAATCAGGGTCTTCTCCAGCATCTTTTTTAACTTTTTGCCATCCGAATAAATATCTTTTAGCAAATGTGTTATTATATGATGTATTATACCCTACCGAAGTAGAACCATTATGATTACTAATAAAATCAGAAATAGTTGTCGCCGTTATAACTTGGAAATACTCAACATCTGTCGGGAATTTATATTCAATATTCTCAGTACCACCTGTAATCTCATACACCACTGAAGATGAAGATTGATTTAATGCCATATATGGTACAGTAACATTTGTAATACCATTAGAATTAAATGTTGTATTACCTGTAATATTATCAACGTTAGGGTCTGTGGAGTTATCAGGATTTTGGAACGTAACTAATTGACCTGCACCGTAATTGGAGATTTCCGATGGGTCTATTACCATAACCATCACATTATCAGTATGTGATTTAGAGGAGTTTACTGGAATATTTTTATTAACCTGAACCTTAATTGAATTAAAACCACCATAATCATGATATTTGGCCTTAGCATTAAATAAATTAAGTTTTTCTGCCAATGGTAAATCCGCAGAAGCAAATTCTTTTTTAGTTGCAGGATTGTAGTTTTTATCCGCATATGGTGCTTTAGAAAATTCTTCTTCTTGTTGTCCAGTTTCTAAACCCGCCATAACAATTTGGAAACCACTTCTAAATTTTGTATTCCAATCATTATTAGTGTCTCCATCATCTAACGCATTTAATCTATCAAAATAAAATGAACTATTAAAATCTGCCAAACTTGAAACATTTGACTGAACAATTGAATCTTCATCAAGTGTTTCATCTTCACCCGCATCACGACCTTCACATGCACAAGCCTGACAATCAGGATAAGATAAATTAGGTAATGGAATTGCAGATAAAGGACATTTTTTTTGTAAAGTCACAATAGTATATGCGGGACAAGTAATTTTACTGGCCTGCCCAAATATCCACGCAGCACCTTTAACAATATTACATAACGTAACAATAAACCCAAAAAATGCAGTTGCAATAATAGCGAAAAATATTCTAAGATACTTCCATATAAAACAAATGACATGACCAATTACCGTTATCGATAATATAATTGGTGTGTATACAAGTAATAATATATTAATAATTAAAAACAACAAACTGAAGTTCCTAACTCCATCATTGACAGGGAACTTATTAGTATCACCTTCACACCCTCTGTCTAATATCTCTTTGATACCTAAAAATCTTGCCCTACCATACCCCTTTCTATACTCATCTATCAACTGTGAAGGTGTATAAACCTTATTATAATTCATTAAATAAAATGAATCTTCACAATTAATAGCGGCATTCTTATCCGCGTAATCATCCCAATTCAACGAAAATGCATAACTTTTCTGAAACTGTATGTAATTGTAACTATTTCTTGATATTTGTATTGTTACATTATTACCTGTTGTAATACCACCATTTGTGGTTGTTTGTTTGGTAACCTTTATCTCAAGTGTTCCCCCATTAGGAAAATCTATCCATTTTTGAGTCTGAAGAATGTTATTAACGTAAACCTCAACTTTAATGGCATCTGGATTACTAAGAACCTCCACAGAATTACCGGCAGGAATAGAAACTGTTTTAGTTTCTTCAATTTGTGTTGGGTCAGAGAATAATACATTTTGAATGATAGAGTTACTTAAACTTGATGGGTCTTTACCAGAATTAATACTTGTACCAGTCCACCCATGTTCTCTAATTTGAGGAACAACAAAATTAGCTCTTTGGATTTCTCCCCTAATAGGGAATAACGCGTCTTGATTAATTGCAGGTCCATTTTCTTCAGATTGATATTTTACCTTGAATCTGTATTTCCCTTTTGTTGGAACACCTATACTTGGGTCATTTGAAATGATAGTCTCACCGTATTCATTTGTAACGACATAGTCCAAATTCATAGGCACATCAACTAAGAATGTTCCATTTTCATCAATAACCTTACCTCCGTTTTGTAATTCGTATTGTTCTAATATAGGGTCGCCATTGTCATCGATATCAATAGTTTGTCTGACCGCTAATATTTCACCCGGCCCCGTCGATAGATTACAAAGGTCTCCTTGTTCTGTTCTTGGCTTACAATTCTTTTTAATTGGTCTATTATCATTATCTGAAAATATGGAACCCATAAACACCGCAGTAGGTTTAACATCAATACCTAAAGCTCTTAAGTCAAAATCTGTTCTTGTAATACCTATATTACACAAATCTTCCTGTCCCCAAAATGGTGTGACAAATACATCTCTCACCTCATTGATGATTTGTGGTAAAGAGTCAATGTCCTCAGATGATTTGAAGTTAGTTCCGTCGAATTGTTCTTCGACACCCATATTCATTCTTATCAAATCTTGTGGTCTCAAGGAGAAACAACCCATGTCTGATAAGTCAAGGTCCATTACAATTTTCTGATTACCTAAAGGAACACCAGTAATCATGAAATCGCCAGATTCATTAGTTTTTACAGTATACTTATAGTATTTTTCATAAATCTCTAATACTTCCCTCCTCGTCAATACATCACCTCTGTTAGGAAAAGTACCCGTTGCATTATGTCCACCATACTGATTTTCATACGGTAATAAATTGTATCTATAACCATCTTCATTTTTATCAACGGGTGATGTATAAGGATATAAGGCCGAAATTACAGGGTCTTGTAAGTCCATTTCTTCCACAGGAACAAAAATGGAAATCTTGGCATTAGGAATACCAAACCCACCATTAGCAACCACACGTCCAACGACTATACCATAATCAGCACAGAATTGTGAATAAACATCCTCTTGTCTCAATTTTAACGAAAGAATTTCGAGAAAATCGAAATCTTGCTCAATATTTACACGAATGTTTTGGTCGGTCCCTAATTTTGTTCTTATCCTATAAGACTTAGCCATATTGCAGTTTTTAGATAAATACTTATTTATCCATTTTACAATGATAAACCCATAAGTCTTTCTTGTAAATTATAATTACTTGAAGTCGGTGGTTTCTAATTTCTTAACCCTCACCTTAATATCTTTACTATCGAACCTTACTTGATAGATTTGACTTGGTTCTGCAAAAATTGTATCGTCGATTGGTAATATCTTTTTAGTTGCAGCATCTGAGTATCTTTGTGATGTTTCAGATGAGGAGTATTGACCACCTACTTTATTGTATACCGATAAGTCTGATATAGAAACAACCCCAGCAACATCCTGAATTCTTCTTCTAATATCTGATAAAAATACATTTTCACCTAAGTCTCTACTTGTTGGATTCATAACCTTACTAACCTCATCAATTATTTTTGTGATGACTTGTCCTTGGTTTTGTCCAGAGTCTATGACAACTGAAATATCGAACTCTAAATCAATTACTTGGGCCACATTGACAGCAATGTAATCATTTATCATTCTATACTTAGATAGGTAATTCGCAATGTTTTGTTTCAAAGTATTGGAAACTGTTTGAGTCAAACTACCATTAGAGTCATATGAAAGTATTTCGATATTAATCTTATTATCTTTTTCAGTAATTGCTGTCTTAGCAGGTGCCCCATACTTACCCGGCATCTTCTTAATTAAGGCATTATAATCATTTACAGTAACTGCCCTGTTTTGAGATGCAAAATTGAATGTTACCATATTTCTGATTTCTTCGATGGATGGTTGATTAGCACCACCAATAGCCGCGGTGACATTGTTAACAAATAACGAATTTGTGACTTGTTGATTTATAGTATTATTTGGTCCTGTGACTGCGAAATTGATTGTACCAACTTGATTAATCACATTAACCCCAACATTTGATGCACTACCTCCACCAATTCTATATTTAACAAAAAGTGTGGTATTTGGAGATACAGTCCTTCCTAAACCAATATTATTTTGATATTCTTGAATCCTCATAGAAACACCATTTCTTGCGAATTCTGCTAATTGGTCGTCAGGTGTTGTTGTTCCACCACCAAATTGGAGTCTCAAGAACCCATTAGGTGTATACTCTGTGATAAATCTATTATCCGTCTCAATATATTTACCTACTTTAATACCGGGATTATCAGAAACTTTAGTTGTGTCCTCAATAAACACTGTGCTTTCAGCTAAAGCCTCCATTTCATACCATTTAGTTCTGGCATTAACAAATTCACTATACGTTGGTGTGGATTGGAATGATGTTCCATCTTTCTGAATAATATCGACAACATTTAATACATTTTTTTCAGGTAAAAAGAACTCAAAAAATGGTTTTACGTCATTACTATTGATTGTCTTTTTAAACACTTTAGTAATACCATTAACCACCACTTCTCTTTTAGTAATTGTATAATTGATTAACGTGTTGTTAGAATCAAAATTTGGTATCTTGGTTCTGTTAGGAAACCCATCATTATTATATTGTGATGCAAAATCAATATCATAAACATTTTCAAACACTTGACCCGCACCAAGAACTTGTGAACCCGCTCTTAAAATACCTAAATAACTTGTATCTTCTTGGTCACCTGATGGTGGGACAGTAATTGAGAAATCAACTAACGCAACTGAAGGTCTATTACCAGGAATCTTCAAACCATAAGTTCTAGCAATATTAAAGATAGATGAACGTTGTTGTGCATACTGTAAAACAGTTTCTTGAATACTTCTATCGATATGATAATTTAAGTTATCACCAATGGCTGCGTTCAAATCCATTAACACCGAATAAACTGCGGCATCATTGAAGTTATCAATAAGTTCAGGGTAATACTGTCTTGTATAGTTTACAAGGTCCTGTCTTAAACCTTCAAAGTCTCTTTCTGTATATGATATCTTTCTATTTGCCATATACTATTAAATATTGATAATTACGAAATCTTTGGAATCAAATGTTCCGTCATTTATTGAATAATCTATTCTCAATTTTGCGGTATATTCTTC